GATTTCTATCTGGCTTTTCTTGCGGACAAGTTCGCCAAGATGGAGGCTAAGTAAATTGATCTGCTGGTGATGTTGCTTTATCTGAAGCATGATCAGCTTTAATTTTAATCTTCTGTAGAAGTTGTTCATAGGAGTCTCGCATAGCTTGCGTCCTGATTCCGGCGCTGACGTTCTTTTTTATCAATCTTGTATGAATAGCGCAGATTGTCAAACAGATGATATGCGCCAGTAGCTACAAGTGTTGGCAGGATAAAGCCGACTACGATAATGATTACGAATAACATGTTTCTCTCCAGTTAAGTTCGCCGTCCATGGCGCTTGGTTGATTTAATTGAGTCCTGCGATTCTCTGCTTTGCAGTTCTATAAGCCCACTCAGTTGCCAACTTCTGGCTGGAAAATACTTTTGCTATTTGAGGAACGCCAAAATCAACCCATTCACCTTTGATTTTGCGTGAATTTTGAACCCAAGCGCAAAAGTCCTCTCCATTGTTGTTTAATTTAACAATGTATCCAATTGGTCGTTTTTTACTGTCTACCTTGCCAGAATCCATGTAGTTTTGAAGCATGTTGTTTGCGTTCATCTCTCTCTCCAGTTAGTGCCAATGCGGAATTGCTCTGGACTGACGACTATCATAGTCTTATTATCATACCTGTCAACAGGTCAGATGAAAAAAAGTTAAAAAACTATCCTAGCGTCAAATTCCTCTCTGAGCGCATTAACTGTAGGATCATCAGACGCACAGGCTGAAGGGTTAGCTATGATCTCCTTGCTGGAGTAAACCCGCTCGTCAGGCTCACCATTGCGGACATGCTGGCTATCAATGACATACACGGCCTCGTGAGGACTGCTAGACTCCGCTCTGGTCCATGGAACTAGATCAGGATGTAGGACATGCTGGTCACAGCCTTGATGCTGCCAGGATACTGGGATAGGGGCGTTTTCATTCCTAGCACAGAGCCATTCTGAGTCCGCTGTAGGCGTTGAATGAGCGCAAGTGCGGCAATTCACTTCTTCAGTCATGTGCGTCTTGTGACAGAACGTATGCGCTGGGCACATCTTGCACTCATACCAGGCCGGATCAGCACTAATCGGCTCTGGCATGTATTCTGACAATGCAATCTTTTTGCCACGATCAATAGCTTTTGTGGCGACAGTGTAGTTGAAATCAACTATCTCAGTATGGATTTCGTCGTTATCTTTACAGATAGCAAAGTACAAGGCTTTCTTTACCTTCAGCCCTAGCATGTAGCCCTGCATTTGGACGTAATGCACTGGCTTTTCTTTCTCCAGGCCATGTTTGACCAGTGCCGTGAAGGACTTCTTTGAGTGCGTCTTGATCTCCAGCACTAGATTCTCGGACTCATTTCCTGGTACGCCGGATGTGAGTACACCATCTGCTGATCCTGATATATGAGAACCAAAGTCTACATGCGTTTGGCGAGAGTTTATGCCAATGCCGATAGACTTCAGATCCTTGATGACCTGATCTTCTTCTAACTGGCCGCGACGAAATAATCGTAGCAAACGTCCAGAATGTTTTTGTACGACTGCCCATCTGAAACTGAGCCATAGGTGACGGTCACAAGAATGACCCAGAAGAGAAATTCCGAGATGAGGGCGAGGTAGTTCCTGATTGTTCTCATGGTAATGGTCAATTAGCGAGGCTACGGTGTTTGTTGTGTCTTTTATTTCCAAGGCCATACTCCAGTTTAGGTCGGCACTTCCTTGTGCCAATGGCTGAATTACTTTTTCTTCCAAGGCGGTGCGGCCGTGTCTGATGCCTTTGGAGCAGAGCCAGCGCTGGTCATAGCCTTAAAGCCAACTACTCGATTCTGAGCGCCATAGCCTTCTGATTCCTGTATCTCGACTTTGATCTGACACTTGCCTCCAATGAGTTCGTCAGTGTCGCCAATCTTGGCTAGACCGATTGCCCGCATCAGATCAGCTAATTGCATACGTCCGATCTCCTCGGCTTTGACGTTAGCATTGCGAATCGTGATCATGCCAAAGACGACTCGTCCTGCATTGGTTGGACCAAGGATGTCATAGCGCACATTGATGTACTGACCGCCAGACTTGGAGTCTTTCAGAACCGCATCCACAACACTGGCGGCGTACCAACCCACGGGAATAGGATCAAAACTTCCAGTGCTATTAGTAGGCAAAGAATCAAGAGTGAAAACCTCATTTAAATTAGCCATGACTTACTCCTGGATAGCGTCAATTGGTTCAAGATCAGCGTCATTTGCTGTTGGTTCAACTTCTTCTGGCTCGATGCCAAGTTGTGCTTCAATGACTTCTAGGCGCTTAAGGATTGCCTGAAAGGTCAGTCCGGCGCTTGCATGTAAACCAGCAAACTCCAAGATTATGTCGTCCAGGTCATGTTGCTTTTCGGCTTTATCGGTCAAGATGATTTTCATGTTCTACTCCTAATGGTTAATGGGATTGTTCTGCGATGTTAATGTCGAGCAATTCTTCTATCTCAATTTGCATCTGCTCAGTGACGGAAGCAAATGTGTTCAAGGCACTGTCTGGGCCAAGAGTATGGCCGATCTCGCCAAAACACTCGACTAGCATATTAGCCAATGCTGATATGGCGACTACCATCTCAACACCATCTAGCAGTTCTTCAAGTTTTTCAATAAGTTCATCTAGTTGATCTTGATTTTCAACTTTGTCTAACATGCTCATAAGTCTCCAGTGATTTTGCGAATGATTAAGCCAAGGTCGGCATCTTCCCAGGGGGATAACTTCCCTGATCTGTCTTTTGCTGTCCACAGCCCGTCAGAGTCACACATAAGCCCACGATGAGTAGCACCATCAGCATCACGCTCAACACGCAGAGCCAGAACTTCATCGAAGAAATAAGGTAGCATCTGACCGAGTTTGTTTCCTGGCATGCTGGGGGAATATAAAATTCTTCCGTTTTCATCTGTCGCTTTCTCCGTCTTAGCACTCATGTACACATGCTTTCTTGGCAGATCTCTAAAAGCGCGGATCAGGTCTGTCATCTGCTCTTGCAGTGCGCCATAGGCTTGTCTAGGGTCTTTGGTTAGCTTCTTCTCAGTGTTCAGAACAACTTCAGCGATCTCAGAGATGCTGTCAATTGCGACTGATTGAAACTGATTAGCTTCTTCTGAGTTTGAAAGCCACTCAAAAGCTTCATTTAATTCCGTCATGTTAGTGACGTTCAAATATGGAATCTCAAGATCAGCAAGTGCCAATAGACCGCCTTCTGCTGAGATCACTACTGGGGTTGGAAGAGTGCCAATAAGAGTGGTCTTACCAGCGCCGGATTGACCATGGACAAGGATCTTGACGCTATCGCTAGCGTAACCCTTGGTAGTCATTAGTTGAATTGCCATTTCATACTCCTTTGTTATAGAGCCGTTCTTGCTGGCTCGTTGACAAGATTAGCGACTTCGGTCTATGCTGTCAAGCACCAAGTTAAATTTATTTAAACGGGAGTCAAAATGCTTGATTTAGAACAAATTCGACATCTATTGATTGATAGGCGTATTGACATGGTGGCTGATGCCACTGGTTTGCACTATGCGACAGTTCAGGAAGTGAGATCTGGAAAGCAAAGCAATCCATCTTACAACACTGTAAAAGCTCTTAGTGAGTATCTTGAGGGGAAAGCGAATGGCTAATCTAGCAGAAGCCGAGAAGTTCTTAAATCTGCTAGATGAGTGCGCTGATAAATTTACGTTTCAAACATTTGATGATGACAAGAACCGAAAAAATCCGCAACTAGCGCGGTGGCTACATGGCGATGCTGTAACGTTGCACGATACGTTAACTGAGTACAGTAATGCTGGTGCTGGTGTCTATGTTGCCGTTCAAGAGATGGATGGAACTGGTCGGGACAATGAATCAGTTAGTCGAATTCGCGCAATCTTTCAAGAGGATGATGGCGATGGAAAGCCTTTACCATTAGAGCCGCACATCAGCGTTAACAGCAGCCCTGGAAAGTACCATCATTATCTGTTAGTTGATGGATTGACTGTTGCGGACTTCAGAGCCGTCATGCGCGTCATGGTCCATAAGTACGGATCAGACAAGAACGCACAAGATCCTGCTAGGGTTTTACGTCTACCAGGGTTTGATAGTCACAAATATGGCGAACCATATAATGTGCAAATCGTGCATGAGTCTGGCGGTGTTCCGTACACCAAGGAGCAGATCTTTGCGGCATTTAACGTTGATGAGCATGAGATAAACAATAAGCAGTCTGATTATGATGGCGGGACAATGCATGTCTCCAGCAGAGTCATATCAGAACTACGATCAGCGTTGGCATACATGTCATCAGATGATCGTGATCACTGGGTGCGTATGGGTTTAGCACTTAAATGCCTTGGCGATGTAGGGCGCGATCTCTGGGTTGAATGGTCTGCAAGATCTAACAAATGGCGGGATGAGGATGAAGAGCAATGGCGTAGCTTTGAACCAAAGGAGATAACATACAGGACAGTTTTTAAGACTGCTCAGTTGCAGGGATGGATCAATCCTATGAGCAATGATTCAGAGCCATTGTATGATCCTGAGTCTGACATTTTCAAAAAGCTAAAAGCAGTCTTTGCGAGAGAGATTCCAAAAACTTATGAAATTCCTGATGAGCTTGTTGAAGAGCTTTTAATCCGCAATGAAATCAGCATCATCTATGGCGATAGCAACTCTGGTAAGACATTTCTAGCAGTTGATATGGCTTGCTCCATTGCGTTAGGCACAGAATGGCTAGGGCGCAGAGTAGAGCAAGGTCTTGTTGTTTATCTCGCTACGGAATCACCAGCATCAATCAGACTTCGAGTACAGGCTTATGAGAAGTTTCATAGATGCTCAATAGGCGATGGCTTAATCATTGTCCAAGCGCCAGTGAACTTTCATCATTCAGAAACAGACATCAATCACGTTATTAGACTAGTAGAACAAGCAGAAGAAATAACTGGTAGAAAATGCGAACTTATAGTATCTGATACACTTGCAAGAATATCTGCTGGTGCTAATGAAAACTCTGGTGAAGATATGGGTCAAGTAATGGCTCGATTTGATATATTAAAAAACGCAACTAGAGCGCACTTATCTATTATTCATCATGCTGGTAAGAATCAAGCTGCTGGCGCTAGAGGATGGTCTGGCATGAGAGCGCATGTTGATACTGAAATTGAAGTAACAGAAAAAGGATTAGTACGAAAAGCGCAGATAATGAAACAGCGCGGTTTACCAGGGAAAGGAGATGATATTTATTTCAGACTATCAATAGTAGAAATGGGTACTACAAAATGGGGAAAGATAGCAAGCACATGCGTTGTTGAGTTCGATTCTGAACCAGCAGAGTCAGAGCCAGAAGATAAAGGTCATGCTAAGAAAATCAGATTTTTGACTGATGCTTGGATAGACTCTGGCAAGCCAATGGAGAGGGGCAAGCCATACGTTAGCAGACCGGCACTTAAGCAAGCAATAGAAGATAATGGGTATTCTTCTGTCAGAAATCAGACCATGCTGTTCACTGCAATGGCAAAATCTGGTCAACTTGAAGTCTTTAAAGATGGTTGGATTGTTGTTGATGACAAGTTTTACTCTCAAATGATGGTCCTTAGATGAGTGTCATTTTTGTCATTTTTGTTACATTATTAACGGTGATTCTGTTGTCACTGTCACTTTTACCTTTAGGTAAAGTGACAGATGACACTAAAAAATGACACAACATGAAAACGATCACGTTAGAGCTTCCATACCCAGTCTCTATGAACGCAATCTGGCGCGTTTACAAGAACAAGCAAGTTCTAAGCAAAGAAGCGATCCGATATCGCAATGAAGTGAAGTACGTTGCAAGCCGACACAAGATTGCTTTGACTAGTGAGCAAGTCAGCGTCATAATAGAACTGAGGCCCAAGGAAACGCAGTCTGGTCGAGAGTCAAAGGTCTGTATTGATCTCGACAACTGCATCAAAGCAACTCTAGATGCGCTCCAGGGTATTGTATTCGCGAATGACAAACAGGTGCGCCGGATCTATGCCTATTATGGCGAACCAGTAATAAATGGCGGTTTAATAATAACTATTGAAAAGTATGAATAACGATAGATATCTTGCTGAGTATATGCCGGTCTGGAAGCGTATCACTAAAGATAATAAACCAGCAGAAGGCGTGAAGATGTTATTACGCACTGCATATGGATCTGCGGTGGTCGGACAATATTACCCTGCTGGTGAATTCACTCACTGGTGCGGTCTTCCAAAATTAAGCGACGAAGAAAAAGAATGGTTGAAAACAACGGCTCGATAAAAATATGTTAACTCAAGAAAAAGTAAAAGAGTTGTTTCACTACGAACAAGATACAGGCAATCTTGTATGGCTAGTTGACCGCCGCGCTCACAAAGTGGCTGGAAAGATTGCGGGATATTTGAATAATGAAGGTTATTTAAGAATAAGAATTGATGGCAAAGGGTATCAGGCGCATCGGTTGATTTGGCTTTATGTCAACGGAACATGGCCCGTAAACGAGATCGACCATGTAAATGGCGTTAGGAACGATAATCGCATTTCCAATCTGCGAGAAGTGACCAACTCGCAAAATTTGCAAAATCAGCGAAAACCAAGTTTAAACAATACATCTGGTTTTCTTGGCGTCTCGGCGTATGGAGGAAAATGGTTAGCGCAGATTAAATTGTCAGGCAAGAAACAGCATATTGGCTATTACGATACGCCAGCAGAAGCACATGCAGCCTACATAGCTAAAAAGCGTGAGATCCATCCATTTGGAACATTGTAAGATGCCAAAAACAAGAGAAGATCTAGTGAGCAGAGTATTCGGCTACTGGACTATTCTAGAAAACGCAGAAGATCGGATCTTTGGCAGTCAGCGCAAACAGGTCGTTGTTGCCAAGTGTCGCTGCGGTAAGATCAAGTCCGTTCTTGCTCAGAACGTCTTAAACAATAAATCACAATCCTGCGGGTGTTTGCAGAAAGAACGTGCTAGCGCATGGATGCAGGACAACTGGAAAAAGAAGAGGAGTTTATAATGCCATCGTTTAGCGATCTCGAACTTAAAGTCTTACGTTGGGCAGAAGCTAGAAAGATCATTCCAAATTCTATTAGCCATGTCCAGGCACTAAAGCTGGTGTCAGAAGTTGGTGAACTCTGCGATGCAGTCATCAAGAAGGACCGCGATGGGGTCATAGACGGCATAGGAGACGTTCTAGTCGTTTTAATCATCTTAGCGGACCTAGAGCGCCTAGATTTACTTTCGTGCCTAGAATCGGCTTACAATGAGATTAAGTACAGGCGCGGCACTCTCCAGGCCAATGGTGTGTTCATTAAAGAGACACTAACCATGGAGGCTGATGTAAGAGTTAGCCTCAATGATGTATCTCCGACACAATGGGATCAAGTAAGATGAAAGAATATATGACATGGCTAAACGGTGAGCGCAGTGATGGTGCTAGAGACATCAACGAGCATCAAGCTGGTGGCGATCATTACAAGCGCATGGCAGTTCAACCCTGGGAAGTAATGGAATTACTATTGACAGCAGAAGAATTCTCAGGCTATCTCAAAGGCTGTATAATCAAACACTCCATGCGAAACAACTCAAAACCTGGCGAGTCTAACGATCTAGAAAAAGCCAAGCATTACATGGCTAAGTTGTATGATTTTGAAAAAAGAGTGTTCTAATTGTGAATATTTTGAGCCAAATAGAACTTGTTTCGGCCATGGCTATTGCCTTGTTAATAGTCTATTGGATGACAGACCAGAACCCAAG